AATAACCTTAATTATCTATATATAAATATATACTATTTTGTTTGTTGTGAAACTGAATATTATAAGAACATATATAGAACTTTAAATAGGTATGTTAACAACGCATATCTGTTATGCAAAATTGTCGTGGCTTATGTCATACAATTGCCACAATCTTGTGGTAAGTACTAACACTAACAACGGAGTAAACTATGAACATAATAAAAAAATATAATATAAATAATGATTGTATAAATCAACTTCAACATTGTTGTGATGAACATTATCAAACGTGTGAAGACTTTGAAGAGGAAGATAGACAATCGTATGTAAAGATATTTGATTGGTTGGAAAAATTAAAATCAACTAATGAAATAGTAATTCATTATGTAGATAAACTTCCTAATGATGCTGATACTGAAAAAGATATATATGTAATAGCAAATAAGGATAGTACTGTTGATAACAGAACTGAACATAATATATTTAATGATGTGTTAAGTTATTTCGGACAATACGAAGTGTGTTGGGATAAGAAGATACCTAAAGATAAACTTAAATATTATGGGTGGTCGTCAAGAAAATCTTTAATAGATAGTTTTAAACTTTGGGAAACTTTAGAACTGGGAAGACCGATAAATAGGTCAAGTGGTTATGTTTCTGATTTAGACAATTGGTTAGACGGAGGTTCTTTAAAAGAAAACATTTATCATATTAACTAAGGAGGATATATGAAAACAATAACTGAAATAAAACAACACTTCTCAGATAACGAGATAAAATTATGTGTTGATATTATTAAAGGTAAGTTAGAATTTTCTGTACTAGAAGAACAGATAAAAGATTTCTATGCAGAAGAGAATATAGACAGAGATAAGTTGCTTGACCAATTGGAAAGCGACTTTGATTTTTGGGGGATAGTATGATACATAAAACAATGAAACAATTAATGGCAGAAAAACATTGGTCAGTACAAGGACTAAAAGATAACTTGAAGATAACAAACAAGGAGGTTGAAGAATGGGAAAAGTTAAACAAGCAGTACAAGAAGTCCAAGAAGAGATACAAGAGATAGTTTATTTTTGGAAGGGCGATATATCACTTGATGATATTAAAACTATATTGAAGAATAAATATTTCTTTAAACAAAAAGATAACCCATACTATATTAGTGAGGGTGTGATAGAAGAGTACTATAAAAAAGCTAAGGAGGAATACAATGAAGCGTAGAAATATAATAGATGCAGAATATCTATATAAAACACCGACACAATCTATAAGAATAATTGCTAGAGATTGTGATGAGGCAGAAGAAAAACTTAAATATATGAAGAAACATTTTATTGCAAATGATAAAGGATATATTTACGTGATGACTAATGATAAACCAATATTAAAGTAGGAGTAATATAATGAGTGATTTAACACAAATATATAGACAAGATATAGGAGAAGTAATAACTGGAGAAGAAGTAAATAGTTTAGTATCTGAAATTATACATACTTTACAAGATGATTATGGATATTTAAAACCTCAACCAAAGTCAACGGCAGGAAACATACAAGGTAATGGAGTTTATAATTGGGAGGCACATAATGTATTGGAAGATTTAATTAAGAAAAGATACTATATAAAAGAAGAAGATGATGATGCAACACAACAAATGATTGATGATAATACAATTGGAATAGGGGAGTTAGAATAATATGGAAACAGCAGACTATAAAGATACACCACAAAAGATATTTGATATAGCTGAGGATTGTTATAACGAATATAAAAATGGTGAGTTGGGTGATGGAGTATATATGGCAAGTGGCTCTATGGTATCAAACGAATTTGTCAACAGATGTAAGACAGCAGGTTTTGATACAGAGAAGTTTAACATACCTGAGATAGCAGGGGATGTTGAGAATGATGTTGATGAAAACAATTCACACTTGATGAGTAAGTATGCAGGTGAACCACCTGAACCTGATGAAGATGACGAAGATATATTAAATGATTTAGAGGAAAATTTAGAGATAGAAGATATATCAGAAGAAGACCAAGAACGAGCAAATCATTTAGCAAGAGGAGATAGATAATGGGTAGTTTTTATTATGATATAAGTAAGTTAAGAAAAGAATGGACAGAAGATGCACTAACTAACTATGGTGAATATATTGCTGAGGCGTTAAGAAGTGAGCAGTTACATAAAGATGGTTGGTGTGAAAGTAAAATTGAATACTTTGATAATGATGAGTGTCAGATAAAAGTAAGATGGGGGCTTGATGAAGAGGGCTACAAGCAAGAATGGAATGACACTATGACTTATACTAGGGAAGATTTTTTCAAAGAGTATGATAAAAACTTTCCTGAAAAACCAGTAGGAATTACATTGACTTATATGGATGATGAACCTGAAGAGGAGTACTCAGTATTCGGAACTAAAATATAGGAGGATATATGCAACAAACTCATAGACAAAAACTAAGAGAAGTACAAAAGTTATTAAGTGAAAATCTAAGTGATTGGTATTGGGCAGAGGGAGTAGAAGTTATGGGCAACTTTGGTGATACTGATACGTTTACTTTTTGTATGTGTAGAAATCACGAAGAGGCAAAACGAGTTGCTAAAGGATTAAACTTATTAGATAAACTGGAGAACGAATGAAAAAATATATAGAGAAGTTTCATCAATGGCATTTATATTATAGACAAGAAATAGTATGGTTTAGTTTTGGTTTTATAATGGGAGTAATATTGATATGAAAATATTTATTATATCAAGCATAACAATTATGTTATTAATTATAGGATTTGTATTAGGATATTATTTAGCAATTGATATATTTAGTTTAAAATGTTTTCAAACATAGGAGGAAGATGAACCAAGAGAGAGCAAAATACAATATGGAATTAATATATAACGATTATATATATTCTATTATAACTAAGAAACAAGCGATAAAAGATTTACAATCAATGGGTTTAAGTAAAAAAGAAGCTATTGAATTTTTAAAACAAAAGGAGGAAGAATGAATAAGAAAAAATACTTTTATACTTATGAGGAGTACTCACAAGATACTAGAAGTTTTGAAATTGAAAGTGATAAGGAGTTAAGTAAAAAAGAGATAACAAACTTTGCTTGTTCAGTTGACTTAGTAGATGATGCAACATACGAAGAGGATGGGGTTGTTGTTAAGTTTACTGGAACAGAGATAGGAGATGATGTTCAAACAGAATATGGAGGAGATTGGGCTAAAGATGAATAGATATAGAATAACATTATCACAAGTAAGTATTGCTGAGGGAAATGACAAGACAGAGGCAATAGATAAAGTGTTAGCAACTTCTTCTATTAAAAATCTAGAAGTAAAAGTAAAACAATTAGATGATACAATCGTTAATAAAATAGAGAGAGTATTGTTAAAACTAATGGGGTGGAAATGAAAAGATATAGAGTGTGGAGACAAGAAGTAGTTATGTATCACAATGAAGTTGAGGCAAAGAATAAAACTGATGCATATGAGAGGGCGTTAGAGTTAGACTTTGATGCTTGGTTGGTAGGTGAGTGTGATAGATATGATAGTTGGAAAGATAGTTATGTTAGAAAAGATTTAACGGAGGTAATAAAAAATGAAAGTAAGTAAAGTAATACAATTAATTTCTTTGATAGGTGATAGTAAAATACCAATAGATATACATAAACACTTAAACGAAGAACATTATTCTAAAAGTAAAGATGCGTTTATAAAGATAGGAGATATGGATTTATACCATTATATTAGAAGTCATCTTAAAGATAGTAAAAAAGTATGGGATGATATGTCTGATAAGGATGATAAACTTGCAGAAATAAAAAAGATATTGGAGGATTAGTGGCTAGAAAAATTAAATTAAAAAAACCTATTCTTGGCAGAAGAAACTTCTTAGATAAGAATGAGGTAGAATTTTATAGGAGGTATAAAAAAATGAAGTTAGATAGAAGATTGGTATATGATACTCATACAGCAGTTGGAATAGTAGAGGGTTATATACCTGCGAAAGATGCTCACGAAGAGATAGAGGCGTGGCAACACTTGATAGATACTGGAGTTTGTTGGCGTTTACAGGGTTGGTTTGGTAGAACAGCACAATCTCTGATTGAAGGTGGTATCTGTAAAGAAAAAACAATAAATTAAGACTTGACTTACCTGATTAATTATGGTAAGATACTTGTTTAACAAGGAGAAAAAATGAGAACAATATTAATACTTTTAATATCTATTACATTAATAGGATGTAGTAATATTAAAAATCCAAGAGTAAGTTTTGGAAAGAAATGTTTAGATAGAGATGGGGATGTTGCCTATTCTTATGTTTGGTTATACGATAAAAACGTAGGACTACACGCAACAAAAAGACAATGCGACTAATATTATTGATAAGTTTTATTATGCTGATAGGGTGTTCATCTAATAAGTTTAATGGCAATCCTTCTTTAACAATAGTTAAAGAGATATTCAAGCATCAATATAATAAAAAAATAAAAGAGGTGTCATACGAAACAAAATGGTAAGTATCATCCTGCAAACGCTTATGCGAAATGGATGAAACTATTTAATAAAAACTTAATAAAGAAAAAGAAAAACAAACAATCAAAATTTACTAATGAAGAGTTAGTAAAAGAAACTAGGAGGATATAATATGTTTGGTACAAAAGAAAAAGTAAAAGCTAATAAATATATAATAATGTCAAAGATAGATGGTACAGCTAACTACTATCAACAAAAAGGATTTGCAACAAGAGAAGATGCAGATGCTTATGCTAAGTTGATGATGAAAACAGAAGACTATGAGAAGAATAAATACTTTTTATTCGAGCAATCACAGGCTTATTCTTTAAGTGAAAAGAATGTAGTTAGAACTGAGGAAAGTTTTAGTACTAATGGTTGATACTTATTTAAAATCTTTAGTAGATAAAGTAAAAGATGCTAAAGAAACTAAAGGCATAAATGATTTAGAAAGAATAATTGCAGAACAAGAATTGAAAATAAAAAATCTTGAAGCAATTAGTAAGGTGCATCAAAAACAAAATGGTCAGCTACAAGTAAGAATAAAAGAACTTGAAAAACAAATTGAAGATAAAAGAATAGATGATGGGGGTTGGGTTGCAAGTGATATTACTTGACATAATTCTGACACATTGTTGTGGTATAATAGGTAATGCTAACAGAGAAACAATATAAACTTTATAAGTTTCTAAAAGTGTATGCAAAAGAAAATAATGTTATGCCTACATTTGAAGAAATGAAAACACATATGAATGTAAAATCAAAGAGTGGTATATTTAATATGTTGTTTTATATGGAATGGAAGGGATATATCAAACGTCATCCTGCCCACAAACGAGCAATACAAATAATAAAGGAGTATGAAAATGATAATACCTGAGACTAATAAAGACGTTAATGGAAACTATATTGCAAGAATATACGGAGGTAGTTATACACCTACTCAGTTAATTGAGAAGGATGGAACTACTTATACTGGTTATATAAAACATTATAAATTAAAAGGTTATCGAATGGACTATTATCTTACTGAAGATGGTAGATGGTTTGATGCTATGGGATTTGAATGTAATGTTCCGAGTGGACTTGACCACGTTAAAAAGGTATGGGAAGTTAAGAATGAAGCTAAGAAATTAAAAGATGATAAGAAGTATCAAGAGTATAAACGGCAAATGTTTAAGAAGGGAACGAGATAGTGAGTAAGTTTTATTTAAAGAAGTCATACATTAATATGAATGTTTGTGTTGAAGACTATCATCCAAACATAAAACACGAAGAGAAATTAAAATTAAAAGTTAAGTTTACTGATAATGCTACAATTATAAACAAAGATGTAAAAGAAACTAGAAGTACAATAGAAGAAATTGAAGAAAAAGAATATGAAAAAAAGATTAAAGGTAAGAAAAATACTATTGTTAAATTGGCAGATGTTAAATGATTATTAATACTAATGTTATAAATGCTTTCCAAGAAGGTAAGGGTGAAGGATATTATATTACACCTGAAGTTTTACTATGGAGAAGTGTTATAGTAAGAGCAATTATGGATGCGTTGGATATAGATATTCACGCTTGGGGTTTGAGTAGAAGAAGAATAGTTGAAGAGGCTAACGCTTGGTTTGATACTAAAGACCCATACTTTGTTGAGGTTTGTGAGAATGGAAATATGTCAGCATATTGGGTGTGTAGAATATTTAAAAAATTAAAAAATGGAAATGTAAAAAAAGTATTTAAATCTAAAAACTTAAATAAATTTTTAACAGAGTATATTTGTAGGTTTGAAAATGAAAAGTAAAATTAAATTAAATGACAATGCTAAGTTTGATATAGACTTAAAGTATGGTCAGGTTAGAGAGAAGAGAGTTGCTGAACTGTTATCTTCAGATAAGATTGAAGTTAAAACGGAAAGGAGTTGGTGGAGAAAAACAGGGAACGTAGCAATTGAGTATGAGTATAGAGGTAAACCTAGTGGTATTGATAAGACAGATGCTAAATGGTGGTTTCATATACTTGAACAAACAAATAAAGAATATTGTATGTTAGTATTCAGAGTATCAACATTAAAAAAAATAGTGAAGAAATATAAGAAGACACATACAAAAAATATAGGTGATTACAGGGCTAGTAAATGTGTAGTTATACCTATAAAAGAATTGTTCCATGAGAGATGTTATAGTTTATAATTATGAGTAATAGAGATTTATTATCAGCGTATAAAGAACAACTTAAAGATTTAACAGAAGAGAAGCAAGACCTAATAAAATTAGCAGATGAGAAGGATGCTAGAATTAAAAAGTTATTAATTCAATTAGAACAAGCTAATGCAGATGTTGAAAACTTAGGTAAAAGAATAGCTGAAGTAGAGGCAAAGGCAAAAAAGAAAGATAAAATAAAGAAGATTATCAATCAAAAGATTGATGAAGTACTAGAAAAAAAAGATGAGATTGTTGTTGACAATGATGATGAAGTATGATATTGTTTCACCAACAATGAAAAATAAAAATATAAATAGAGGTAAAAAATAAAATGGCAATAGTAGAAGGTACAGCGTACTGGGCATCAATAACAAGACCAAACGAAAAGTTTGAACCAATGTGGAGAGTTGATTTATCAGTATCAGATAAAGATGCTGAGGAATTTAAAAGCAAAGGTGTCAATGTTAAAGAGTCTGTTATAGATGACAAGACTATAAAAAACATGATAACTTTTAAACGTAAAGTTTCAAAAGCAAATGGAGACAGAAATTCTCAACCTACACTCGTAGATGCAGAGAAAAAACCACTAGAAAAAATAGTTGGTAATGGCAGTAAAGTAAAGGTTATGTATAAATCTTATGATTGGAACTACAAAGGAAAGAAAGGTACAGGCTTAGACCTCCAAGCAGTACAGGTCGTTGACTTGATAGAGTATCAACCTAAAGAAGATTTTGCAGTAGAGAAATCTTCAAATGGTGTTGACATCAAGGAAGATTTTTAGTAGTATCAGTTTGTTAAATGAAGTTTAGATTTATTCATTTATCTACTCCGTTGGAAGAGGTGGCTTGTAGTGAGTCTCCTCTTCCTTTTTTTTATTTAGAATAATTAACAATGAGGGCGACAATGGAAACAGAAAAGAATGGGTTTGTTAAATATCACCTACCCTGTCCACTATGTTCAAGTAGTGATGCAGTATCAGTAAACAAAGATGGGTCAGCATATTGTTTTTCTTGTCAAGAATTTATCAAGGAATATAATATGGAAACAACAGAAATACAATCAACAAATTCAAAGAACGAATATGAGGTATCAGACTACCTTAAACAATCTAACTATGCAGAAATTATAGATAGAAATATAAGAGAACAAACTTGTAAGCGTTATGGTGTTACAGTAAAAATGGATAGCGTTGGTAATATAACGAACCATTATTATCCGTATCACGATAAACAAGGTGCAAAGATAGCAACTAAAACTAGATATACAAAACTAAAAGAGTTTAGTTTGCAAGGTAATACTAAACTATCAGGCTTGTTTGGTGAACATTTATTTAATAAAAATAAATATATTATTATTACTGAAGGTGAGTTAGATTGTTTATCAGCTTATCAAATGTTTAAAACTGATAGATATGAAACACCAGTAGTAAGTATTAAGAATGGAATTACCTCAGCAGTAAAAGATATTAAAGGTAGTTTAGATTGGTTAGAACAATTTGATAATGTCATAATAAATTTTGACAATGATGAGCAAGGAAGAGAAGGTGCATTAAAAGTTGCAGAGTTATTTAGTCCAGGAAAATGTAAGATATTACATTTACCAAATGAATATAAAGATGCTTCAGATTGTTTAAGTAAAAATAAAATTCAAGTATATACAAAAGCATTTTGGGATGCTAAGTTATATGCTCCTGATGGTATCATCAATGCTAATATATTATTTGATGAGATAACTAAACCAACATTAAAATCGTTTGTTCAATATCCTTTTGAGGGTATAAACAAATTGACTTATGGTATTAGACCTGCAGAATTAATTACATTTACAGCAGGAAGTGGCTTAGGTAAAACTCAAGTAATGAGAGAGATTGTTCATCATATGATTAAATCAACAAAAGATAATATTGGTTTGTTAATGTTAGAAGAAACACCAGTAATAACTTCAAAAGGTTTAATGAGTGTAGAGGCAAATCAAAGATTACATTTACCTGATGTTCATGTAAGTAAAGAAGAGATGAAGACTTACTTTGATGCAACAGTAGGTACAGGTAGAGTATTTATGTTTGACCATTTCGGCTCTAATTCAATAGATAATATTGTTTCAAGAGTTAGATACTTAGCTAAAGGTTTAGATTGTAAATATATTATTATCGACCACGTTAGTATTATAGTATCAGACCAAAGTCATGGAGATGAACGAAGAGCATTAGATGAGATTATGACTAGACTTAGAACGCTAGTACAAGAGACAGGCGTTTCAATGATTGTTGTTTCTCATTTAAGAAGACCTGACGGCAAAGGACATGAAGAGGGTGCAGCGACAAGTTTATCTCAATTAAGAGGGTCAGCTAGTATTGGTCAGCTTAGTGATATGGTAATAGGTTTAGAGAGAGATGCTCAGAATGATGACCCTGAGATTAGAAATACAACAAGAGTAAGAGTATTAAAGAATAGATTTGCAGGATTAACTGGTCCATGTTGTAATTTACAATATGATGTTGATACTGGTAGATTAAAAGAGGTGAACCTTGACGACATTTAATAAAGTAGTTTTTGATATAGAGACTACTATTAATGCAGATAAGATATGGTGTATTGTTTGTAAACATGATAAAACTTATTATCAATTTACAGAAGGTAAAAACTTACACAGGTTTGAAGAGTTTGCAAGTAAGACAAAAGAATTTATAGGACACAATATTATTGGATTTGATATTCCAGTAGTTAATAAATCTTTTGGTAAAGACTTGTTTAAAGATTGTAAGATTACAGATACATTAGTATTATCAAGATTGTTAAACCCAGTTATAGATGGAGGACATTCATTAAAAAACTGGGGTACAAAGTTAGGACATAATAAAATAGAGTTTGAACAATTTGATTTTCTTTCTGATGATATGTTAAAGTATTGTAGAAATGATGTTGAACTAACTGAAAGACTCTATAAATTTTTAATACTAAAGGTAAAAGATTTTGGGGAGTCCGTTGATTTAGAACATAAAGTTTCTACCATCATACAGGACCAACACGAAAAAGGTTTTAAATTAGATATAATAAATGCTTATGGATTACAAGCTAAGTTTCAAGAGGACATGAATGATTTAACTAATGAAGTTAGAAAGTCTTTCCCTCCTTTAAAGATAGAAGAAGAGTTTATTCCTAAAGCAAATAATAAAGCTAGAGGATATGTTAAAGGTGTTCCTTTTACAAAGGTTAAATATAAAGAATTTAATCTAGGTTCTAGACAACAGATAGCTGAGAGATTGGTTATGCTTGGATGGAAGCCTAAAAAGAAAACAGAAAAAGGACATATAATTGTTGATGAAAAAGTTTTATCAGAAATAAAAAACATACCTGAAGCAAAACTAATTAACAAGTTTCTAATGCTTCAAAAAAGAATAGCCCAAGTTTCCTCCTGGATTGAAGCAGTTAGAGAAGATGGAAGAGTACATGGCAAAGTAATAACCAATGGTACAATTACAGGAAGGATGAGTCATCAATCGCCCAATATGGCTCAAGTTCCTGCTGTGTACTCTCCATATGGTAAAGAATGTAGAGGACTATGGATAGTAGAAAAGGGCTATAAATTAGTAGGTGTGGATGCATCAGGGCTAGAGCTAAGGATGTTAGCACACTACATGAACGATAAGGATTATACAAATGAAGTCATTAATGGAGATATACATACTTCAAATCAAGTTGCTGCTGGTTTGGGGTCGAGAGATGAGGCAAAGACTTTCATCTATGCTTTTATCTATGGAGCAGGGAATAAAAAAATCGGAACTATCATTGGAGGCTCGGAAAGAGATGGCGAAAGAGTTAAAGAAAAATTTCTTAGAGCAACGCCAAGTCTTAGACGCTTACGAGAAAAAGTGGAACGAGTGGCTCAACGTAGATGGGTCAGAGGACTCGACCAAAGAAAAATAATAATCAGGCATCCTCACGCTGCATTAAATACATTATTACAGGGTGCAGGTGCTTGTGTTATGAAAAAAGCGTTGACAATCCTACAAGAATATGTTATAAATAAACAAATCAAAGCCTTCCCAGTTGTGAATGTGCATGATGAATTTCAGTATGAAGTTCAAGAAGATAGAGCAGATGAATTTGGAAGACTTGCAGTACAATCAATAATTGATGCAGGACAACAATTAAATGTTAGGTGTCAATTAAATGGAGAATATAAAATTGGAAACAACTGGTCAGAAACACACTAAGACTTTAGATACTTTAGCTGTTGATATTAAAAAGTTAATTGCAAATATTTCTAAAGGTAAACCTGCTAAAGTTAGTGAAGAACAATTAAATAGATTTCTTACTAATATTAAAGATGCTTTCTTAGCTTGGAATAATCCTGATAGAAAAAAACAAGGGATGTTAAGAATGTCTGTACTAGGTAAACCACCTAGACAATTATGGTTTGATAGATTTAGTCCAAAGAAATACTTAGCAGGGGATGATAGTCTTAACTTAAAATTTTTATATGGACATTTGCTTGAGCATTTAATTTTATTTTTAGCTGAATTAGCAGGACATAAAATTGAAGACCAACAAAAGAAAGTTGAGATAGATGGTATTACAGGACATATAGATAGTAAGATAGATGGTGAAGTGTGTGATGTTAAGTCAGCATCATCATTTAGTTTTAAAAAATTTAAGTCAGGTGAATTATTAGGTGATGACCCATTTGGTTATCATGCACAGATAGCAGGATATGAACAAGCTGAAGGAACAAACAAAGGTGGCTTTCTTGTTATTGATAAAGTTTCAGGTGATGTATGTTTATACCAACCTGATGATTTAGCAAAACCTAATGCAAGTCATTTAATTAAAACATTAAAAGAAACATTAGAAAAAAAAGAACCACCTGAAGATAAATGTTTTCCGTTATCTAATACTAAAGCAGGTAATAAAGAATTGCCTATTGGTTGTCAATGGTGTCAACATAAATATGAATGCTATAAAGATAGTAATAATGGTAAAGGTTTAAGAATATTTAAATATGCTAATAAGAATGTTTATTTAGCTGAAGTAAATAAAGAACCTAATGTAGAAGAAATAACACATAAATTTAAAGAGGAGTTAAAAACTTTTAACAAAAAATATGCTTGAACATAAACATCTTCTTATAAGGGCAGAAGTAAAAAAACCTTTATCTAATGAACAAGATACAATAAACTGGTTAAGTAAATTAGTTAATAAGATTGATATGAATATATTGGCAGGACCATATGCATCTACAGTTTCTAAGAAGGGTAACAAAGGATTGAGTGGTGTTGTTATTATAGATACATCTCATATTGCTATCCATACATGGGATGAGACAGACCCTGCTTTAATACAATTAGACGTTTATTCTTGTAAACATTTTAAGAAATCTGATGTAGTAGATTGTTTAGAAGACTTACAACCTGTTACAATAGATTATAAATACTTTGATAGAGAAACAAACTTTGTGGAAATTAAATAATGAATACAAAGAAGATGAGTAAGATAAGAAGAAAAGCAGAAGGATTTCTTGTTGTATGGTTAAGAGGATTATTAAATAAAGAAGAACAAGCTAAAGTAAATGTAAAAAATGTATTTAGTTTATTACCAAATCAAACTCATTATTGGCAAGGTACAACATTAAGACTACAACCTTGGTCATACAAATGGATAGTAAAGAAGTTAAAACGAAATCCGTTGTTGACATACGACCAACTAAATGCTACACTACAGCCGACAGAAAAAGATTTAAGAAGACAAAAAATGATTGAACAAGGACCATTATAATGACAAGTAAAGATATGTTTAAAGGAATGACATATGATTCACTTGAGAAACAAGTGGGTGGTACTCATTATTCTAAAATGAAAATACAACCTGCACAATTTATTAATGAAAATAATTTGCAGTTTGCAGAGGGTAATGCAATAAAATATATATGCAGACACTCAGCTAAAGGTAAACGAAAAGATATTGAAAAGGCTATTCATTATCTTGAAATGATATTGGAGAGAGACTATGATTGAAGAACAAAAAATAACACAATTAGAAAAAAGAGCAAGAGGGTTTAGAAGAATTATATCTTCGTTAAATGATTTACCTATGTATGGAATAAATCCTACAATAGATAAAATGTTATACGTTAAGATTCACGATTTAAAAGACCATCTAAAAAAGAAAATACAAAGAAACAATGAAAGACTAAACGAGATATATACTGAAAGTGTAGATAGCTTGATTGATGATGATGGCTCTGTACAATCTGTAAAAGAAAATGGTAAATAAAATATATGATATGAGTGGTAATCGTGTTAACGGAACACCACCAGTTTACAATTTAAGAATTTGTTTAATCGGCTCAAATGATTTAGATATTAAAAATATAGAAACATTTGGTGTTGCTGAAGATGGCTTCTTTATGGTTAAATCAAAATCCAATCCTAAATTTCCTATATTTATGACGAACCCCATGCGTATCAAGACAATAGAGGTATATACTAATAATGAAAAACCATTAACAAAGTTAGGTGAAGAAAAATCTGATGATGATTTTTTGATGGACTTACTTAGAAAACAACATGATAGTACCTCGAAAAATAAAAAAGACTAGCAAAAGAGTTAAAAGAAAAGAAGCTGACTTAGCTATCTTTAAATTGATTATAAATAATCAAGGTCAATTTATTATTGAAAAGTCTTTATATCCTAGAGATAAAATACATTTACATTTTAAAAAACAAAACTCAGGTATTATCTCAGCTATGCTTAGAGAAGCTGAAACAAAATTTGACAATATGCATGATGTTTTGGAAAAAATTGCTAAGTATTTAGCTTAAGATTCTGTTACTTGATTACAATTAAAACTTACCTGTAATCTAAATCTATCTACAGTTTCAGGACCAAGTTGTTGTAATGATGTTATAGAATTTAAATAACCTGATGTTGCACAATCATAATGACTATCAAATATTTTAGGATATATTTGTGGTTCTTTACAATCTCCATACAATGCAGAGCATAATATAAGAACCAATTCAAATTTCATCATTGTAATATTAATGCTCTAATAGATTTAGACCCATCAATATTTTCATCTAATTCTGCTTTAGACTTTATACATTTATAAGATATATCGTTTTGAATTGTTCTACTTGCTTCACGTTTATGTTTTAAACAAACGGACATAGATGGTTGTATTCTATGCTCCTTAATTTCAGGTCCAATAAACATTAGAAGGGCGACTACTTCAGCTATCATAAAACCTTCCCTTTGTTTGGTCCATATTTAATTCTATATTTATGTGTACCTGTTCCATTTATTTCTACTTCCTTTTTAAGATGCTTAGAATAATCTAATTGTTTTAGATTTCTTTTCATTTCATCTATGTAATTTAAAAGTTTTCTAGTGATTCTTCCCATTTGCTCTTACCTTATCTTTTAATACTTCTATATCTGCTAAAGCTTTTTCCATTTGTTTTTGTAAGAATTGTATGTTGACTTTATTGTGCATCATATCTTCAATTCTTTTTTCTATCTTCTCGGTAGTCTTATAAAGGTCCTCCAACAACATTAGCTGTTCTTGGTCAACAGGTAACTGCTCAGACTTCTTAAGTAAATCAGCTTGAAATAATTCTCTTGATGTTTCAAGACTTGTTAATCGGCTAGTCAATTCTGTATATGCAAAGATACCCATAGATACAGCTACAACAATACCAATCATATTTTTTATTGGCATTGATACTGCTGTGTTCTCAGATACTTTCATTAATTAATCCTTATAAAAATCTTTGAATAACCACTCCACATACTTTTTCCAAAGTTTCTTTATTAGCTTTATCATAATGTGTCCTCATTATTTTTTAAACTTTTTCCCTGTTAATAAATTAGTTACGGATATTCCGTAGTTACCTCCAACAACTATAAAGATTAACCAAAGATAAGTCTCAGGTATATTTTTAAGTTGTTCAAAATAAAATTCTACTTTAGCTAACATATCTTGGTCTCCCCAAAATGTAGCATAGCCAAGTATTCCTAATGGTGCAAGTATAAATGAACCTAGAATTAAATCTAAGAATAAAGAACCATTTCTTTTTGCTCTTTCGTTTCCTGTTGCCATCTCTTGTAAAGCAATAGCGTGTTTTCTTTCACTCTTTTCTTTACGTCTGTTCATATAAGTGCCAACAGCTTTTGAACCTATATTGAATAATAGTTTATATGGAATCATATTGTCCTTTGTGTACTGGGCAGAGCAAGGCTGCGTTGTGATTTCTCTTGATGCCCAGTTATAAGATTACTTAATCTTAATTGTTTTTATTTTTTTCTCTTCAGGTAATTCTTCAAAGAGTTTAACTTTAAGAACTCCGTCTATAAAGTCAGCACCTTCTACTTTAATGTACTCTGAAAGAGTAAATTTTCTAACAACACTTCTAGATGCAATACCTTGATGTATTAAAGTATCGTTATCTTTATCTTCTTTCTTAGCATTAATTGTAAGTACGCCATCTTGCAACTCACACTTAATGTCTTTCTTAGAGAACCCAGCTAATGCCATCTCTATTTGATATTGACCATCCTTAATTTTTCTTATATTATAAGGTGGAAAATTAGAAGTGTTTATTTGTGAGACCTCATTTAGTGAGTCAAACATTCTATCAAAACCGATAGAGAAGTTTTTAAATGGGTCAAAGTTTATTAAATTATATCGTGTCATTTGTTATCCTTTCGTTAAGCGATATTTATATACAACCCCAAATGGGCGTTGCTTAGTATATTATAGAGAGAAATATCTTTAATGTCAACTACTTTTTAAATAGTGAGTTTTCAAGATTCTTCAACTCTTCTGAGTGTTTGCCATTTACTCTAGCTTTTAGTATTGATTTTACATTCTTAGACCAGTTTGGGTTCTCTGCCCAACCTGTATCTGAGATTGCGTCAATAATATCACCCTTAGTAGCTTCACCTTCTTTATATTTTTCTAATGTTTTTCTAACATTTTCATAGTGAGGTTTATTTTCTACCCAAGTGTAAAATTTATCTAAGCTCTCTGATGGTGATTTAAACTTAGCAACTTGTGTGTTATCACCTTTTGCTTTTATTCTATCATCACCTTTTTCAGCAACCATATTAAAGTAATTATTACCTTCTTTATAGAATCTGCTAGTACCATATCCAGTTTCTTCTAATGCAATTGCAATTAAAATATCTGAAGGTACATCTTTACCTTGATTGTTCTGATATATTACTGAAGCACTATCTAAAAGAAATTTCTTTTTATCTTCAGGTAACTCAGAAAGTTTACTATAGTCTTTAGGTTTTTCCTTTTGAACTACTTCTACTTTAGGTTTCTCTTTAGGTAACAAGAAATTATCTTGTGCTTTAGATACATCAGCATTTACTCCTGTTGCCAATGCTCCAGCAACTACCATAGCTTTTGCTGTATCTTTTATATTCATTTTCTCTTTCTCCTGTTTATTATTATATACTGGAACTCCTTTCTTTAAAGTTTCTTCCATATTTTTATCTGATTCAATTACTTTTTCTGTTTTGTAATTTAAATTTTTATTTAAATTATCACCAACAATATATTTGTCATCATTAGTTGGAAGAACTTCTCCTCCTGTATTAAATTTTTGAGGTTTAATTTGTGGTACATCAGATGACCCAGGTTTATATTCTCTTGTAATTTCAGGTGTTCTAAATAAATCCATAATCCATTTTCTATATGTAGGAAAAGGAGCTATCTTATCCCAAAATCTTCTTGTTGCTTTATCAGTATTTCCTTTTAATGCATCTTGAGTAAGTAATCCAAAATCAGTTGCAACACTAGCAGCAGGAAAAGGAATAAACCAAGGTTGTTGTGAACCTGGTCCAGTTAATCTTCCTACAAATAATTCAGGTAAAATTCCTGACATACCTGATAATCTTAAAGACTCAGCCCACCATTTATCTTCATTATATGCTGGTTCAGTTATTACTTCCCCATGTTTTGCTATCTCTCTTAACATTTGAATACCACCATAAATAGGTAAAGATGCTAAAAGTTTTACCATTTGTTTTACATCACCATCTTCAATTCTTTTTAATAATTTATTTGTTTGTGTAGATTTTGCCATAGCCCAAGAAGTAAACTGACCCATTAATCTTACCCATGGATTTTTACTTTGAGCAAATAATAATCTATTTTGTACTTGAGGTATTAGTGCATCTCTATTTGCAGCTAAAATACCTGCTTGATTTAAAACTTTTCTTTGAGCTTTAACTTTTAACGCATTATCAAAATTATTAAATGCTCCAAGTTTTAATGCTTGTTCTACATTTAATCCATATCTATTTATATCTTGAACTAATTTTAAACCTTTAGATGAACTTAAACTTGCACCTGGATTATTACTAACATATTTTGCTAATTTTTGTGATGATTTGAATGCATCTACTGCTCCAACATTATAAGTATATCTTCTTGCTAAACCAGTTAACCATTGAAGACCCATAATTTTAAATCCAAATTCATTTGCTTTTCTTAATGTACCCATTTTACCCATTACGTTAGCTGCTTGAGTACCATCCTCAAATTTTAAAACAGCTTCTTCGCCCATTACATTTTTTGCATTAGATAATTTTTTAGTTTTTGAACCTGTTTTTATAAGAGAATCTTTTATCTCATTTCCTAAATTTAAATTTAAATTTTTTGCAATACCTGTTTCTCTTTTTGCTGTAAATCCTGTTCTTAATGCACCTTGAATAAATGAAGTTAAGTTATTTGAGTTTGCAAATGATTGAACTAAATCACCTAATGAAGCTATTGTTACTCTATCCAACATATTTAAATTTGATATTGTTGCTAATGTTCCAGCTATAGACCTGCTTGTTCCAGCTTGTATCTTTCCATATCTATCAAAAAATGCATCAATAGTATCAGTAATTAATTTAACTTCATGTTGAGTTTTTTCTCTCCAATCTGTTCTTCCTGCATCTTTATATTTTTTAGAAATACTTTGAATATAAGGTTTTAACATTTGTCCTTGATGTCCAAATTTTTCAGCAAATGCTATAGACTTCATAGACCTATTATATAAATTAGTTAATACATCATTAACATCATTTACTAAATATCCTTTTTGTTCTAAAATTTTTTCAACTTTAGCATAAGGACCTTCAAGAACTCTAGCTTTAGTTATATGTTCACTTAATGGATTTGTTCTTAATAGTTTGTTAGATTTTGATACACCATTAATTATATCTAACATAATAGCATTATCAACAAGACTTTCATCTGTACCCATTAATGAAGTACGAAAACTTGCTGCTTTTGCTTCTGATGCTTTAGTTGTATTCCCTAAACTTTTAAATATTTGAACTATAGTTTTATCAAAAGCTTCAGGATTTTCTTTTATTTTATCTATATTATATACTCTTGGAAAATAATCTTTTATATTAATAATTCTATCAATACCTGTTTCTCTTTTTGATACTTCGTCTATAGAAAATATACCAGCTTTTTCTCTTAATTTTTTAAAATCTTCTAATTCTTTTCTAATATTATTAGCAAGAACATTTATTCTTGGAGAAACTTTTTCTTTTGAACCTCTAACAATTCTTAATGCTGCTGCTTGGTCATCTAATGAATAACCTTTAGTTATATTAAATGTTCGTCTTGCCCAGTTTCTCATTAAATTATCAGCTCTTTGTGTTACTGAACCTGCAGCAAATGTACTATCTATACCTTCTAATAATTGTAATCCAATTTTTTCTGTTTCTCCTCCAATAGCAGCTAACTTAGAAGAAGTAGTTGTTGAAGTTAACTCTCTAGCTTTTTGAAAAGATATTTTAAGAGCATCATTATATATAATTCGTTGAAGTAAATTTTTAGATTGTCCAGGTAAAATTTTACTAGCTTGTATAGCTTTTTGCGTAGCTCCTAAACCAGCTCCAATCAGCATCCAATTTGCTAAATTAGCATCATCTCCACCCCATAATTTTCCAAAACCATATCCAGCAGCAGCTCCCATTAAAGGTCTAGTACTTGCTGATAAAACTACTTGAGCTGTTTTTTCTGTTAAACTTTTTTCTTGCCACAATTTTTCTAAAAATTTTGTATCTCTTTTTGCAACCAAATCTATTACTTTTTTAGATGCAGCAGATTGTTTTTTCCACAATGCAGTTTGAGCTTTATCAAATTCTTTTTGTCTTTTATTTAAATCTGTTGTAAGAACTTTTATTTTATTTGTAAATGCTTGTTTAATTTTTTTAGAACCTTTTCCTTTTGTAGCATCTATTTGTGTTTGAATTTTATTAATTTTATTATCAACTCGTGTAACTTGTTTATAAAATTTATCTTGTTCTTTTGCAAGAGGAGCTAACCAATCTTGACCTGTAGCTTTTACCATTTTATTTAATTGTAAAAACTCTCTATCACCTGCAATTTTTTGTAAAGCTTTAAATTCTTTATCAGATATTCCTAATGATTTAGCTGTTCTTCCTTCAACTACACCAACAATTTGAAGAATTTTATTTTTATCAGCTTTAGGTAACAACTTACCAATTATTTGAAAAGCTTTCATAGATGCAGGTCCAAGTACACCAGCTATACCTCCTGCTTGTGCTACATCTTTAGGATTTACTTCACCTGTTGTTGCTAAATTATCAAATAATTTATCTAATGAAACTGTACCTGCTGAAAATCCAGCAAACTTTGCAGCAGCTTTTAAACCACCTTGACGCATATTCATAGCTCTACCCCAAGGAGTCATATACATAAATATGTAATATGGGTCAACAAGGAAGGTAGCCATTTCTGCAGCCAACACTTCTATGTCATCATCATATTTACCACCTCTAAATTTTTCGTGTCGGTTAAATAAATCAGCTTGTTCTTTTTTAGCATTTGCTAATGCTACTTCTTTAAATTCTCTATTAGGGTCAAAGGCAGCTTCAACACCAGCTTTAATAACTCTACCAACATTTCCAAAGAACATATTTTGCTTATCAATACCATAAGCAATTTTTTCTGCAGTTGTAGGTTCACCTAAGTCAGGTGCAGGGCTAACTGTAAAGTCAACATTAGTATCATCAAACTGTTCAAAGTAATTACTTTGTTTAGGTTTTACAGTTTCTGATTTTACTGGAGTTGTTTTGAATTGTGAAAAATAATCGCTTTGTTCTGTAGATTGTTCTGATGTTTCAAATTGTGAAAAGTAATTTTCTTCAGAAGGTTTTTCAACTACCTCTGTTGTTGTAGTAACAGGAATAGTTTCTTCATCTTTTACTTCTTCTTCTATTTTTTCGGTAACTAAAGTTGGTTTAATTGGAGATGGAGATTTCTCAAATTGAGAAAAATATGAAGTTGGAGGTATTGCCATAATGATTACCCAACAGATTTAATAGGTTTAACTTCACCTAGTTCTTCATTAATTTGTTCTTGTTCTTTCTTAGTTTTGGCTTCAGCTCTTAGTTTTCTATTTTCTTCATTAACTTCTTTACGTTGTTTAGGAGTCATGCTTGTATTTATAATTCCTAATCTTTTAGCGTCTGCTGTAGCACTTCTAATTTCACCTGCTGTTTCACTTTTATCTTTACCTGTTAAGGTATAATTAGTTATACCATCTTCTTGAGGAACATCTTGTTCTTGAGCTGATTGTAAAATTTTACCACCATCATTTATTATTTTTTTTCTGTTTGCAGTAGTGTCAGGAATGATTCCTATTTCTCCAGTAGGAGATGTAACCCTCATCATATTAGGTGCTAATTCAGTTTCTGTAGTTACTGTAGATTTAGGTACTTCTTCAGTTGTAGTTTCTTTATCAGGATTTGGATTTAATGTAGGATAAAGAGATTCACCTTTACTATTTTTTATATTATATAAACTTGTTGCTATAGTTTTTCTAATTTCTGCAGCTAAAGAACTATTACCTGCATTTTCAGTACTTAAATTTCTTTGAATTGTATTTATATTTTCTTCTAATGTACCACCTCTTTCTTTCTGTCTTAAGTCAGCAAATTTCATAATTGAATTTGTATAAATATCTCCAACACCTTTTCTAAGTTCAGGTGGAATATAAATATTTTCATAACCTTTTAAAGTATTATTATTTATATCAATTATACTTTGTGGAGCAACTACTAAAGCTGAATTTGTTTTCTTAAATAAATTTGCTAAACTACCACCATCTAAAACTTTACCATCTGCTACCCAAGAACCATATTGGTCAACATGACGTTTTGCATTATCAAATACTGTATTTTTATTTAAATTTATTTTTTCAATATTATTTCCACCTGCTTTAGTATGTAAAGCTTCTACTGATAAATCATTTATACTATTTTTAACTAAAGATTGAATATGAGAATCAGCATTAACTATAGAAGGTTTAGCTGTGTAAGTTTTTTGTTTTGCATCATAATTAAAATAATTTTTTATCTTAGCATTTGGTATTAAAGTTAAAACTGAATCAACAAATTGTTTATTATATTGTTTAGATGAGTAATCAGTTTTTTGAACCTCTATTATTTGTTCTTCAGTTTTTGTTCTAAAAGTTTTTGATATGTAAGGTTTATCGTCAACTTTTGCAAATGTTAAACCAGTTTTTTCTTTTGGAGGTTCAGTAATATTAGCTTCTTTATCTAACTCTAAAGATTTTTCAGCTCCTTTATTTGTTGAGTTATTAATTTTACTAATCTTATCATTTCTTTCTCCAACTAATTTATTTATTAAAAAACTATCACCTTTTGCATTTTTAAGTTTTTCAGAATATTCAGTTGTAATTCTTGAAATATCATCTTCTTGAGTTTTAAATAAATCATCTCTTGTACCTGTTACACCAAAATTTGTATATCTCTGAGCATAATCAGCTAAAGCTTTATTTAATTTATTTCGGTCATCTTTATAAAGATTTGTTAAAGTTGTAATTAATTCAGGGTTTGTTTCCATTATAAAATCTCTACCCCAAGCTATAGCTCCTTCTTGACTTACTTTACCATCATCAGTTTTAAAGTCAGCATATTTAGCATTAAGATTTTTAACAACTGTATTCTTTTTATTTTGCTCTTCAAACTCTTTAATTTCTAAATCATATTTCTTTTTTCTATTTTCAATTAAAGCATTTCTATTAGCAATTAATTCTTCTTTTCTAATATCAAATTTTTCTTTAGTTTTTTCTCTATCTCTTTCAATAGCTCCTGTTGCAACACTACCTAAGTCTGTCCAAAATCCCATTATTCTTTTACCTCTTCTTTAACTTCTACAGCAGCTTCAACTTTGCCTGGAAGTTCTTTTTTAACTTTTGCTAATAAACTTTCACCTAATACTTCTTCAGTTGGTTCAGTTCTTTCTTCAACAACTTCATCATCTTCATCCATATTAATAGGTGTTACATCATCACCTGGTATTTGAGTATCAGGGTCATCTTCTTCTTCACCTTCATATAAAACATAATCATCTATATCAGCATAATCAGCAATAGCTATTAATAAATATATTGTTGGTTCTGCTAATAACAACACCATATCAGGATTAAACTTTCCTGACCTATAACCTTTATATAATATAACTTGTGCAATTTCATCTAACGCAACTCCCTCATCAATTATATCAACTAATTTTCTTAAACTTTCAGCTTCTGTTAATTCCATATATACAGCTCTCATAGCTTCTTCTTGGTCTGTATATTGAGGTGGTCTTTCCCATGCTGTAGGTGTATCAGGAGAAGATGTTAAAGATTCTCCAGGAACAGGAGCATTAAAAGGATTAACACCTACTTCATCAAATTGATTCTGTTCTATTTTTTCTGCCATTATGTTCTATACTTCCTTGTTTTTCTTGCTATACTTTTTGGTTGTTTACTAAATTGTTTACCTGAAGCTTTAGCTTTTCTTTTTGCTCTCGTTGTCGCTGCATACTCGGCAGCAGATAAATTTCTTATTGCTGCAGAAGGCAAATATCTTTCGCCAGTAATGCTCGATTTTTTTCCAGATTTTGTACGCCATTTTTGTTTACCCCAATCTCTTAATGATTGTTGTGATTTTGACAATGCCATTAGTTACCTACTTTTTTCTTAGCCTTCTTGTGAGCTTCTCCAAATGTAGCACCTTTTAACATTTCTTTTGTC